GCGCCCAATTCATTTTGACCTGGCAACGAATCGCCGCAGTTCTTCACCAGCATCAGTCACAGCCTGCTCCGGCAGCTTCTCGGCAAGCTGTTTCATGATCTGCTGATAGTTTTTCATCATGGTATTATAAAAACCGACCACTGGCCGGCCACGCTCATACGGTTCCATCTTATCAGACTGGCTGAAAGACTCGACATAGCCGTTGTCATTCATGTCCTGCTCATAATCTTCCAGCTGTATCCGTATATACGCAGCCCGTCTTATAAGTCCGTCGTACAACTTTTTAAGATTGTCGGGCAAGTCGGCGTATATCTGCCGAAGCCGCCTTATCTCGGTGTTTATCCGTTTTTCTTTTGTCATAATCGTACTCATAAAATCACCTTTTCAGTAGGGGGTTATACGCGTCCCCGTCGGTATCAGAGATG